TCTTCGTCGCCTTCTTCACCATCATCTGAATCACCTGACATCATTTTTTCAAATTCTGCTTTAAGGTCATCAAGAGCATCTTCTAGATCAACTACACGGTCTTCAACGTCTGCATCATCTTGTGCATTAGCCATATCGTCCATGTCGCCGTCCATTTCACCTTCTTCGCCGCCTGCTTCGATGTCTTTCATCATAGCATCCGTCGTGTCGCCGCCCATTGGGTCAGCTTCTGGTGTAAATTCTCCGAAGTTTTCATCTAAATCTTCATCTGACTCATCAACTTCTTCGTCTGTTGCTTCGTTAGTCTCGTCGTCGTCTGACGCTTCGTTAGTTTCCTCATCATCTGATGATTCATCAACTTCTTCGTCTTTAACTTCGTCAAGATCTTCTAAATCTGTTTCTAGCATCTTTTCATAGATACCACGTGATTTTTCAATAACAAATTCGTGAAACAGTTCATCTGCTCCAGAACGGTCGTTATTAACAAGTTTTTCGAGCATTTGCTCTAATTTATTGTCTGCCATTGTTCTCTCCTATATTTTTGATTATATGTAAGGCTGTCATTATTATTTACACTATGTTTAATAAATGTATGGGAAACGGCGTCAAAACGACCCGTTTGCTCGCAAACCGTTTAAAAATCATAGTATCTTTTAAACTCACTAACTTTTATGTGAGATAAATTCGTACACTTCTTTAGCTGTTTAGGCACAAAATCGTCTCCGTCGGCTACGATTCTAATGTATCTTTTGCCTTGATGTGCATCACATGTTGATGCTGTTTGCCTTTCCCAGTTTCCAAAATATGTTGCAGGTTCACCTTGTCTTTTATAATTGTGCGTTCCTGCATATAAGTTATTTACCTTACTACGGTTACCTTGAGTATCCATTATTCCATGAAAATCCATACCTAACATATAAATTGTATCATGTGCATGTGTACTTGCTAACCATAGTGCTGTTGGACCACTGCTCCACCCTTTACTAGGACTAAAGTAATTAAATCCTTGGAAAGAATGAAATTGTTTATTTGGATTTGTCCAAACTTCATTTTCCATTTGCCATTTACTTTGATTAATCTCAAGTATCATTTTTACATCAACTGCAACTAGATAGTGCGGTTCAAAATGCCTAAACATTGCATTACATGCATATACTTTTCCGTAATTTTTAAGTGGATATAAATCTATGTCTTTGCGGCTTTCACCATTACCTATAACAAAGGCTACAGTCATTCTACAATGTCCTATATTTCAGGTTGTGCTTGAATACCGTACATTTGACGTACAAATGCTAGTTCTTTTTGTGTTTCTTCTTGATGTAGCTCTGATGCTTTTCGAGCTTTGTTAATTTGACGTAGTGTTAACCGTGTTTTACGTGTATCGTCACGATTTACAACGCTATGGTCGTCAGTAGCATCATAACGTTTATCCTCAATAGGATCAATTGTTTCTTTATCAAAATAAAATAATTCTCTAAGTATCATGTAAGTATTTATGCCGTAGGCGTTTCTGCGCCAGCATCTCCTCCTGCATCTGGGGTTGTTACTGAATCTGGTCCACTTGTTTCACCTGTTACAGTGCCTTCAGTATCATCCATTGGTATATCTTCGCCGCCTGCTAAGTCGCCTTCGATACCAGCACCACTAATACCAGCGCCACGCATTTCAGCACTTGCATCTGTTGGAGCAGTTGACAGAGTTTCGTCGTTTTCTTGTTTCCAATAACGTTCGTTCTCTGCTACTTCTGAATCACTCATTCCTAAGAAACGTTTCATAGCATATCTATTACTAATAAACGGAATAGTTTGAATCTGTGCAAACGTACCAATACGTTGATTGTCTAATTCACTTTGTCTATAACTTGCAAAGTTTTGTGGTGGTTGAAATAATAAATCAAACATTGCAATGTCAATGTTAATACCTTTTTCTATTAGATAACGTTTAAATTCTTGGTTAAACACTTCAGCAATAAGGTTCTGTAAACGCTCGCAATACTTGTTAAAGCGTAGTTCTTGTATGTATGCAGTACCTACTCTACCGTCACTAAATGAACTTTGAGCATCATCTTGTGCCGCGGCTGGCAAATAACTACTTGGAATACGTAAACCTCTTACTAGTTTGTTAGTAAAGTATTTTAAATCATCAATCTCACCTAAGTTAGTACCGCCTGGTAACGTTTCAACTTTAGATCCACGTCCTTCAGCAGTTTGTGGAAAGAAATAATCTTCGTTAGTTGATAAAGGATTATAAGCACTGTCAATAACACTTGTGCCGCCTCCTGTTTTACTAGGAATACGTCTTTGATGAATTTCTGTTTTTACTCGCTCAACAAATTGCATAGCTAAGTGACTTGGCATGTTACCAACATCAACATAAAATACTCTACGCTCTGGAGCTCTTTGTGTTCTGTAAATAATAATAGCATCTTCAAGTAATTCTTTTTGTTTGTATACTTTAAATATACCTTCTAATAGAGAATTACCAAAAGGTGCATTGTTGTCTAAGCCTTCACTTAAACTTAAATGTACCATATGCTTTGCGTCAATTGCATGTTCTTTAGTTTTATCGTGACCAAAGCGTCCTGCACTTGCACCTGATGTTTGTGTGTTTCCAACCATACCACGAACACCACCAGTTAAGTAACCGTCGCCACCGCCTGTGGCATTGCCGTTAGTAGTGTAAGGTGTTGTTGCTATGTTGTCTACAAAATTTAAATTAAGATCTCTTACAATATATTGTTCTGGAGTCTTACCTTCTGATTCATTAACAATAATACTTGAAACTTTTGCAGGATCAACATGATGCCATTTTTTAGTTTCAGGATCTCTAATAAAGAAAGCATCACCAAACTTAAACACATTACGTATAATTCTAAACATACGTGTGTTAAAGTTATTAAGTTTAGTCCATTGCTGTAAATATTGCTCTAAAACTTTTACTTCAGAATTAGTAGCCATCTTTTTAAAATCAATACTAAAACTTGTTTTATTAATAAGGTTTTGTTGTGAGCAAAATTCAGCTAGAATATCTAAAGCCGCATTAACTTCACTATCTTGATCCATAGTATTGTATTGGCCGTAACGCTCTACTCTATTAGGAGCGCCTGTGTATACATCAGGAAGAAAACTTGAATAATTTGATCTTGCTGGTCCTGGTTGGGATCCTTGTCCCATACTTAAAGGACTACGTGTCCCTGCTTCACCTTCTACAGGTGTAAAATATCTTTTCCAACTCATATTATTTCTTTCCTAACGCCCATTAATGTTACCATTTAGTTTTTCAGTGGCTTTTTTATTGCCTTTCATTACGTCAATTAATCCATCTAGCTTATTACTTAGCCATCCGCCTTCGCCGCCGTTGTCTTCTTTGGCTGTAATATTAGGATCAACTCCGTTAGCAATTAGTGCTTGTGTTTTAGCATTGTTAGCAACACCATCTGCCATATCTACTGTAGGATTACTTTGAGTAGTAACACTATCATTTCCTGAAGGAGTAGCTCCAACACCTAGTTTCTTTCTAGCCCAATCTCCTATTTTCCCCTCAGGTAATATATTACCAATATACCCCTTTAGTGAATCCCAACTAAAGATATGTCCAATACCCCTTACAATTTTCATAAACGCTTCACCTATAGTTTTAAGTAGCGTGCCTTTGCTAAATGCCTCTTTAATATTGTCCCAACCAATAAATGCAACAAGACCACCAATAATTAAACCTGCAACTTTAACAAAAGGATTTAAGTTAGCTAATGCTTTAACTAATTTCCAAGTTATTATTCCGCCAAGTGCAAGCCAACCAATACCTTCTGTTAGTCCTTCAAATGCTCCAATAATTTTATCTTTAAAGGCTTCGTATAAATTAGTAATACCTTCTTTAGAAAACAACAGTTTGAAAAATTCAGTAATTTGTGGTGCATACGTTTTATATAACTTTGTAAACGTTTTCATCATTTCATCAAACGTTCCACCTTCTGCAAAGAACGCTTGAATTTTTGGTTTTATTTTGTCAAATGTATCTGTAAGAAATTTAAACCCTTCCTTGAGTTTAGGATACAACTCATCTTTTGCATAATCCCACATACCACCTATACTCTTTTTTAATTTGTCGTATCCTTCTCCAGTGAACCATTCGTAGGTTTCTTTTAAGCCTGGCAAAATATTCGTTTTAAAATATTCGGTTGCCTCGCCATACATCTTTTTAGCTTCTTCAGTAGTAGGCATAAAGTCTGCAATGGTATCAGATAAGTCTTGGAAAATTCCACTGTCAACTATTGCCGCTTGTATGTTACCTTGTACAGTTGCTACTGTCTCAGCAAACGTACCCATCTTTGCTGTAATTGCATCGCGTTTAGCTTGTTCTTTTGTTGTAGATCCGTCTATTGTTTTTTGCATTTTTTGTAAAGAACCAAAAACGGCAAGCATTTGGCCTGTACTACCTCCTGCTTTTTCAGCGGCTTGTACACCTGCATCACCTAAGGTGTTTGCAAACTTCATACCGTCTTTTGCAATTCCTACAACAAAGTTGTTTGCTTGTTCAGCAGTCATGTTCTGAAGATTTGTAGCTTGGTTCCTAAACGTATCGTTGTTAGCCATCAACTGTTTTGTCAATGGATCGTTTGCAACTCCGTCTGCCATGTCAAGTAATGCCGCTTCTAATTCTGGAGATGCCGCCGCCATTTGTTGTAATCTTAAACCAAATTCTTCACCATATTTATTAATTGCCATTTGGCGTTTAATATCTAGGTTCTTGGCTTTCATTTCATCTTCTAATGACTTACGACTTTTACCTGTAAGTTTTGAGATCTTATCAAGTTCAGTTGAATATTTTAATGAACCTTCCATTAATTGTTTATCTGTCATAAACTGGCGTCTACCAGATGTTTGCATTAATTCACTATAGTTTATAAAGTTTTCGTTTAATTCTGCAGATGTAAATCCTATCTCTTGTAGTCTTGTACCTAAAGGGCTTTGTCTAAGTTCTTTTGATAATCCTGCAAAACGTCTTGCACCATCTCCTACTGTACCACCAAATATACGTAAACTTTCTGATTGTTGACTAACTAGTTCGATAAAATCTTGTTGTGGTATTGCCGCTTCGCCTGCAATTCTAGTAATCTCAAACATATTGTTACCAAAACTAGCACCAGTTTGTGTAAGTTGTCTAAAACTATTAACTTGTTGATCTAATACACCAGATAACTCAGCAAGGTATGGAATAGGTAAGTGCCTAGTAAAATCAGATAATTGTTGTCCGCCAAATGCTAGTTCTTTTGCTAAACCTGGTACTGCTCCTACTACTGCTCCTATGCCTGCGGCAAGAGAATTAAGTAGTCCTCCAGTAATACTACCTAGTCTACTACCAAAGCCTTCTACCTCTTTACTAGCATCTCTAGTATTCTTAGCAAATTCTTTAGAAGCTTTACTTGCTTCTTTACTAGC